GTAAAGCTCTGAGGGCGTTCTTTGCACTCTGGCAGCTGTCAACAGGGGCTTGGGGGGGATGTGGGTGGGAAGCATGGTCATCCACCACAACCTGTTTAACAAGGTGGTGGGCGGAATTGGACACCTTACCAGCAGGAAGATTACCAAGGGCAGAGGGTTGGAGAAGGGGGAGTATAGATGCGGGGTTGGCAGGTGGAGGTACTGGCTTGGGAGGAGGTAGGGCCTTAAGCTCCATCTCTTTAGCGAGAAGTTCCCTGAATCTGTCTACCTCAGGGCCATGGTGTAATTTACTACACGATTCCCCAAATTCACATTTGCCGGAGGCAGCAAAGTAGCAACATACCCCACGGTACGCTGGGACAAATTCTGCTGGACTCCTCTTGACACCGCCACCTTTACCGCTAGCCTTCTTGTGCACGTGGTTCTTTGCTTCCTTGGCAGTACGCCGCTGGATAAAGAGTCTTTCGGCCTCGTCACCTTTCTTCTTGGCGGCATCCCGCGATTTGGCTGAAACCAAAAGTGACTGGGATTTGGGTGGGGCAGGCTCGGCGACACACTTAGATAGGTCCTTAAGTGCTCTATCTACGTCGTCGGAGTTAGTCCACTCTCCATGTGAGCCGCTTAGCGATGAGGGACGCAGGGTCTCAGGGTCCCTGCCCGAAGCGGAACAGGAACCATAATTTGGTTTAGGTAGTGGAGGAACACTACCGTGGAATGGCACTATGGAGCTACTCTGTGTAACACCAAGTACCGGGGGGGAATAGGACCTTGACGATTGAGGCTCTTTTTCACATCGCGACCACACTGCGAAGGGTGGTTGCGTGAAATACAGGTATACGGAATTATACACATTCCGCTCTCTGCTAGCTACAGATCTTCCTCCTAACCATAATGGGGATGCCGTGGTCTCGACTCCACGCTTCCCAGTTCCTAAGTTACTACCGAACTGCTTAGGTGTAACGGCTTTCTTGTTGATACAACTAGAAAACAGTGGCATGACTGATGAGGACATATATTAATAGTCTTATAAGTCAGGGGAGGTTGTGCTGGATACAGCTTTCCTAGTAGGGGGGGGGGGTGATATCATGCGCCGTAGTTCCAATTAAGGGATTAGCTACGTAAATTCTAGAAGCGTCCGTGTGGGTGAGAGTGCTGGGGTACCACCTGAGTGCTTCCCGTCAGCAATGACCCAATATCATGGATCTAGTTCTTAG